CCCTCCCGGACGTTATCCGGCACACTGCTCTGCGGAGTTCGGACTTTCCTCTCCCCGCGCCCGAAAGCGCTGGAAGCGACCGTCCGCGCAAGAGACCTAAGAACCTTACGATGCATCCATATAAACTGTCGGAGAAGGCTCTCCCTTAACTCTAGGGGAGCCATCTCTAACAATTTATGGGATATGGAATGCAAACTATGATCAGAGGTATTGGTACCGGAAATAACGGACCGCTTCTTCCCAAGAAGCAGGCCCATATTAACGTAACCAATCCCCAAGAATGAGGAAGAAACTTCATTCAAAGGGTCACCTAGATTATAGACATAGGTTTGAGAATTAATGTTCAAGAAACTCTTAGAGAAATAGACCTTACCAGGGGAGGGGGACATACCGCAAAGGGACGCAAGCGTCTTCCAAGCGAGATATCCAGATTCCGTGGTACGAATAATGGCATCATCCCCGTTAATTGCAAGCGGAAGCTGATTCAATCGAAGCCTACGCTTCTTAGGATCACCTTCCACCGTGAGTCCATGTGCGATATCCCAATTACGGGCTATCTCATAGGACCTGCGGCAAATTGCCGCATTCACAATGCAAAGGACAGGAAAAGATACTATTGAACCCATTAACTGACCCCTCTTCTGTATACCAAACTGGTCACCATCTTTATTAAAGATGAAGTGTTGAGTCATAAGCTTTCGAAAAAGCAATGCCTCAACAGCGGGTAACTTGAGAGTCTCGATAAGTGCCTCGATGCAAGCATCAGAGCACCACGAAAACATCTCGTTAGTCGCATCAGAATAGTCAACAGAAAGAAAGGACTCATCTTTCATTAAATCACCCATACGCTCCTGTACATAACGACTTGTAACAGGGGTGCCCACTAACTTGAAAGTCGGGTGCTTCCGGAGGACACCATGGAGAAAGCGCTGCAAAGGTTTCAATGCAGTCTGACTCAATGGTGGACCCTTCGAAATTACACGAACTTTTAATGCCTCTTGTAGGCCAACCAACTCAACGTTGGGTGGTTCCATAAAAGCGGCATCAACAAGTCGGTGGTAAAAGGTGGTGAATGAACGAATGAGAGGCTCATCATGAATATGATAACGCATCAGTCCAGGTATATTCTCATCAGAAATCATTTCAACTTCGACGAGAGGAGTGTTCGACTTCAAACCCTTCAATAACGAGGGGTGCTCCATTATAGATCCCACACATCCTGCGAGAGAACGTGTAAGATTATAATTGGAAGAAGTAGAAGGAAAGAAAGGTTTGATACGATCAAACATAGTATATGAACTCTTACTATAGAGCTCACGTACAGTTCGACCGATCTCACGAATCATTTCTTCTTTAGAACACATCAAATGTCGAGGGTACAGGTCAGGAGCCTCAGGTAGCGTAGTTAGCTTAATGAAAGCTTTCTTCACACCGAGGTCACGTTCCTGATCCGTAGGACGTGGCATACCCTTCTTCGAGTAAAGAACAGAAACCGTGAACGAGCGAAAAAGTTCAGGTTTAGTTCTCGCAAGAAGTCGGATATACTTATATGCCACACCGCCCAGAATAACCCGAGGGTTATCCAGGTCTCTAGACAACAATTCCGATTGCGGTACGTCTTGATCCCACCAGGATGAGAAGAAGGAAGCAAGCTTCCACTTCACATACTTGACGGGATCGCCCAAGACGCTAGCACAATAGATCCAATGCCTGTAAGTACTACTAGGCAGGAATCTATTACGGTCAAAACCGTAACGTGCTAAAACCGTAACCAGAACGTCGACACAATTACGTAGATAACATCTCTGCTCAAAACTGAGCAGGGAAGGAGGAAATACGCCTCCATCATTAGCGGACATAGAAAATGTGTTCGCC